GTCCTTTTATTTCGCATGATGTGCCTTTACTAAATTGGCCTCTTTTACCACAACCAAGTTCTACCATTAAATTTCTTAAATTATTTATGTCTATTTCTTTAACATCAGGACTTATTAACTTTGATCGTTTGTCTAGAAAAACTTTTTGTATTTCTTCTTTAGGAAGATTTTTTATATTTTTAAGAACTCTATTTTGTGTTTCGGCTGCTTTAATAATTTTTTTAGGAATATTTTGTTTGTAAAATGGTTCGCTAATAATTTTTGTTGTGCCTAAAGGTAGCTGTATTTTTTTAGCTAAATTTACAACAGCTTTCATTTTAGCTGTTCTATCGGGACTTTTGCTTGCAAAAGCTTTTGCATATGTTTTATCTAACAAAGCTTTTGTGCCTTGATTTATTTCAGCCGTTAAAGGTTCAACAAATAGATTTGCTTCTTTGCCAAGTTTTAAATTTTTAATCATTTGACTTGAAAGAGGATGATCTAAATTTAAATTAATATTACCAGCTAGTTTGTTTTTAATATTATAATATTCTTTTATTTTATCATCATATAGTTTAAATAGTTTAGGGTTTTTTCCATCACCAAATGCATCTACTAATAATTTTTTAATTTGTCTTTGTTCAACAGTTTCTAAACCTTTTACGTTATGCATTTTTTTTAATAAAGAATTTAAATCTTTTGCATTGTCTGGTAAAAAAGTTGCAACACCTGTTCCTTTTGTTTTAGTTGCACCTTTGCCAATAGCTGATGATGTTGCATAAATGTCTTTATACAAAGCGTTACCAATTTGATTTACTTTAGCTCTACTTACTTTTAATTTTTTAGCTAACAAAGATGTATCATTTACACCTTCGTTTATTAAATTAATCATTTTTATTTTTAAAGGATCTACTCTTTTTAAAGATGATTTCTGGGAAGCAATTCTTGCATATTCCTGTATGGCTGTAGCTCTTTTATCTAAAAGAGAATTTAATTTTTTAGTAGAGATACCTAATTCTTTAGCAAATTTTTTTGCAAAATTTTTATCTTCAGCTGCTTGATTTAAAAATTTTGCAGTTTGTTCACTTAATATTCCACCAGTATCTCGTCTTGTTGATTTTAAAAGATTATAATTTTTTGTTTTTTCTGCTTCAGCTATTGCTGATTTTAAATTATTTATTAAAGAAAGTCTTTGAGGCTCACCTTGAGTTCCAAATTTAAAACCTATACGTCCACCGTCTGCTTGATTAAACCTTTCACTTGCATCTTGAAACATTTCTCTATCCAATGCAGATTGTGGTCTTTGCATCTCACTTGCTGGAATTACCTCATCCTCGTCAAAGAGTTCCATAATCTCTATGATTTTAATATCTTTCATTATTCTCCTAACATGTAGGCAACACCACCACCTGCTCGTTTAATTTTTCTTTCAGGTATTTCTGATGCTTCCTCTATAATTTCTTTTTTAATATTTTCACTGATGACATCACCATCTGCCGGTGTTCCATCCACATCAAATTCTACTTTAAATTCATCATACTCATCTGCTGGTGTCCCTTTTGTAGTTTCATCACCTCGTCCTTTTTTATAATCCATAACAGTTCTGTCTTCTATAGTGTCAAAAGTTTTATCATCTGCAACTCCAACACCTCCTTTATCTTTTACGATCTGCATATCACCTGTTGATATATCTTCAGTTAATGTATACTCATCACCGTTTTTGCCTACATAATTATATTCGTTTACTCTCTCTCGAGGTTTTACTTTTGATTCTTTACCAAGAAGTTTGATTTTATTTGCAAGATCAAAAAAATATTTTGGCGGTGCTGATCCTACATCTTTTGCTGTTTCTTTTATAACTTGTTTGGTAGCTTCTTTTCCACCTGTTCCAATCAAACCAGATTTGATTGCAGCAATCGTTGCAGCAATACCACTTGCTATTTTTAAAAATGCACGTTTGCTTGGACTACCCACTTTAAAACCAATACGTCCACCTTGTGCCATTCCTTCAATTAATGGTTTGCCTTGTTTTAAAAGATTCACAACATCACTAGCACTTAAACCATACTGTTCCATAACATAGTCTACTTGACCAGACTTACCAGATCCCAACATCATCTGTATGTCTTTATCTTCAACACCAAATTTTTTCATTTGATCTACAAATTCACCAACAGAACCTTTAGCATCTTTACCTGGTGTAAGAGATATATTTAAATCTTTTGTTTCTTCATCAAACTTTGCTGCTCTTGCAAGTGGGATTGCATCTTCACCACTTCTAACATTTAGATCTTTACGAAACGGAAACTTTTTAGCTAACATAAAATCTCTTGCAATATCTGGATCTCTTAACACTTGATTTGCTATACCTTTAAAATCACCCTTTTTTGTAGCTTCATCTATATTTTTTTTAATAGATTTTTGTAACATGTCTTTCTCATCCTGTGTGCCACCCATAATAGGTTTATTGGGGTCTAATCTTTTCTTTGAATCTGTGATAGGTATAATCTCTGCATCTTGTTTATTTAACGTATCACCAAACTGTTTTTTAAATACCTGACCCTCTATATTCTGAACAAACCCTAACGCTTGGTTTAAATCTTTCTCTGATTTAATTAAGTTTATATCTAACCCTAGATTTTTCATTCTAGTTTCTAAAGCATCATATGCAAACTCCACAGATTGTGCAGAACCTATGACTCCTTTTTGTTTAAAGATTTGTTTTTGAAGATACTTTTTTACAATTGGGTTCATTAATAATAATTCCTTTTAGTTTTCTCGACCTTCTCGTCGATATAGTCTTCAGGGTGACCGATCAGACCGCCCTGTCTGAATCGCATGATAGCTTGTGTTGTTGAGTCGACCAAGTCATCATGATCACCATAAGGAAAAGCCGCACACTCTTCAATGACGTCGTCTGCGAATTTCTGCTCAGGTGCCCATATCATACCAGATTCAAACAAAGGTGCAACCGCATTTACACGTGTGTGCTTGTCATTTCCTTTTGACGGAGTGTAGTTGACAACTGGTATATCCATCTGTCTAAGCTCGTAAGTTAAAGGCAAACCAGATGCTTTAGCCTCAATAATTACTGTTTCAGGTTTCCAATAAGAATATTGTTCAAGAGCCAGTCTCCGTAATTCTGGAAACTCGTACCTGCCCTTTATCGCATCTAACAGTATTAAATTAGCTGGAGAATCCTCATTAGGATAAAATATTCCCCATGTCGTTATCGCACTATAATCTGATGTTTCTTTTTTAGTAAAAGCTGTATCGTAGGATTGTATGACGTGTTGTAGTTGTGGTATGTCCTCATAGTCGTATTTCATCCACCATTCTCGTTTTAATATAGCTCCTTCTTCTGCTGTTGGATTTTGCATCCACTGCGCATTCCATTTGCCCGTGGGCAGTGTTGCTTGAACCTTTTCTAATTCATCTAACTTCCAATACTCTGGCCACACTGGCTTGGGTTTTGATCCGTGGTCCATGATTGCTGGAAACTCGACCACGTGCCATTGATCAGCTTTCGCTTCTTTTTGATTCTGTATCAACTTACCTGTTAGATCTTTATTAGACCATCTAGTCATAACCAAAATAATTTTACCACCAGGTTGTAAACGTTGCCTAGGACCTGATGTATACCACTCGTAAGCAGACTCTAATGCTGTAGGGGACATCGCATCTTGCTCTGAATGTGGATCATCTATAATTAAAAGATCAGCACCACGTCCAGTGATTGCTCCACCAACACCAGCTGCAAAGTATTCACCACCTTGTGCTGTCTCCCAACGTCCTGCTGCTTTTGAGTCTTCTTGTAATCTTGTTTGAAAAATTTTTCCGTAGTCCTCACTATCAATTAGATTCTTTGCTTTACGTCCGAATCTTACGGCGAGTTCTCCCGTGTGCGTTGCTTGAATAATCTTGAGCTTTGGATCACGGCCCACCATCCAAGCCGGAAGTAAGAATGAGGCAAACTCCGACTTAGTGTGTCTTGGGGGCATGTTAACTATCAAACGAGTTATTTCGCCAGACGCTAATTTATTAAATTTATCTGCAATGTGTCTGTGGTGGGAACCCTCTATAAAATCGGGCCACATACATTTTACAAAAGATAAAAAATCATCTTTGGCTTTGTTCTGTATTTTTTTTTCGGCATGTAACACTTGCAGTTGTTTAAATTTTTTACGAACATCTGCAGGTAGTTTACTTATATCTATATTATTCAATTCCATAAAAATTTTTTAAAAAATTTTTTGCACTACATTTAAAGTGTTCAATATGTTTTTACCAGCTATAACTCTGTAAATCAAGCAATACAACCTAGAGTAGTGGGACCCCTTTTACATAAAAGGGGTGATAGGGTCTAAGTTATTTTCTATATTTGGATTTGTTTCGGGACCCCTGGCGCGTTAGCGCCAGGGGTAGAGTGTTAGTCTAGCAAGACCATATACGCTTTGGCATTGTGTTTCATAAACCAACTCAAGTGCTTACGCATTGTTTCCCAATGCTTGCTAGCACCTGTGCCTAGTGTCTTATCATCTAGTGTTGCCATTACTTCACATAAGAAGATTTCATCGTGTTTCTTTGCTTCTTCTTTAGTTAATAAAATAGATTGTCCTGTAAATCTATTCTTTCGTTCTTCTGTTCTTTCGTTTGTTTGTGTTTCCATGTCCTTTAACATATAGGATAAGTCAAGCATTGTCAACTTACTTTCTTCTCAATGGTCCATTGATTATAATACTTTGTACTATCTTTAACAGGGTCCTTGATTGGTGTTTCTAGTGGCTCTCGTCTTGGCGCAATCCTAACTATTTCTTCCAAATGTTTATTAATAAATTGATACAAACAATTTTGATTACAAAAGTATTTGAATGCGTGGTCTGTGTTCCAACTATTCTCTTTGATCTTAATAGTTCTTAAAACCTTATTGCCTTTACTACCTCGCACTCTTGATTGTGTTTCGTTTGTATGGCAACTCGGACCATGGCACCAGTTATAACTCATTTGGACCTCACCATTTGCCAAAGACAAACAACAATCATAAACATAAATAATACTTTTATTTCTATTGGCATTAGTGCCTCACTTTCCAACTTGTATTTGCAGTTCTATATCCATGTGCGTCTAAATCATAATAAACATAATAAGGTACACCTTTTTTAGATGTGCCGTATCTGCTTTTTTCGTCGTGCTTTCCTCGTCTTGTTATGTGCTTTTTGTGCTTGTTAGCCCAATAAGTTATATAAAATGTTTTAGTCATTTATGCCTTTCTGTTATGGGACTACCCTATAGGATAGTCCCTTAATTGTCAATAGTTAATTTACACTTTGTTGTTTTTCGTACAATACCCTTTCTGCGATTTTTTCTGCTCTTGTTTTCTCTCGCTTGTTTTTCATGCCTTTAATTCTATCTGCTAAATTTTTAGGATTGTAGATAGTAAGTCCAGTAGAGTTTGTTCTGATTATTTCTGCGTCAGTAATATTTAAACCAAGTTCAGTACAAAGTTCTAATGCCTCGTCCAAATATTTATAACCTTTTAGACCAACTTTAATTTCTTTCATTTGGTCTAAAATAGATTTAATCCATTTGTGATGTGCAATAACAAATTTACCTTTAGCTTGTTTCCATTCTTGCAACATAAAAAATTCTTGAACAGTACAAGCAATAGACCTGTCCCTACAATAATCTCTACCAATTAAATCTAATTGATATTTTTCATTCCACTCTTTGCCATACCCTTTGTCATCATTACCGAGATAAGAATTATTGTTATCAACATATTTTGTTTTGTGTGGGTTATTGTCTTTACCCTCTTGCTCAATCAAAATATCAGGGTTGCAATCTTCCTGTGCTTTTAATTCATCACGAAATAAAGCATAACCATAACCATTGTCATCATGACTATATGAAGAATTGCTTTCAGTATCAATGCTACCATTTAATCTAAAGTCAAAATGTTTTTCAATGGTTGCTTGTTCCATTTTGACATTGTTGTCATAATCCCTTGTTTCTTTTTCACCCATATAATGAAAATGGAAACAACTATCTTTTGCAATAGTTGAAACATTTTCAAATTTGTTTTGAAGATAATATGCTTTTTCAACATCATCTAAAGTATAATGTCGTCTAACTATTTGTTCAGCAACTTTCCACGCATTATCGTTTATGTCAATTTGGTCTGCTTTTAAATTGTCATAGTTTTGTTTTTCAACAGTATCTTCTTGTTCAAGATGAACTCTCATTCTATTTGCGATTTTGTTCCGATACTCTTGATTTAGTCTTATTCTAGTCATTTGTGCCTTTCTGTTATTTGTTTGCATGATTTGAAATTATCACTTGACAATAGGATTGTCAAGTATTATATTGGACATAGAAAGTAGTTATGGAAGAGAACTGATGTCTAGATAGGTTGCACCCCGCTAACTACTTTCGGGACAACTTCTGGTTGTGTTACTTGTTTAGATACACAGCTAGAACTGACCCCTGATCCAATAGTCTAGGTTCTACGGAACCTGCTACTAGAAATAGGAAGAGAGACGCTGTTGGATCTGGGATCAGTGTTGTAGCTGTGGGATTTAACCCACTATAGTTCAGGTCGCGATTGCTGTGAGCAATGGGAAAGTATTTGGCGCCAGAAAAATCCTCGCCTGCGCAGGACAACAACTGATCCCTGATCCATTAGAGATAGGAGATGTCCTATGCAAAATGCTAGCACTCTCTGATGGATCTGGGATCAGGTGACAAAACTAGTTAGCGCGCCGCTTAGAACGGCCGCTTCCTGGTCACAAGCCGCAAGCTTGACAGCTGGTCCTGGAGATGATAGGATAGATTTAGAAAGGAAAAATTATGGACACAACACAATTAAAAAGAATAGCAGACGCCCTGGAGGAGATCCTTCGGTTGGTGAAAGAAGATCAAGAGCGTACTAGAAACTATATAGAACGAGAAAAGGCGGACGAAGGAAACTTTGCCGATGGACGTTGAAGAGAATTAAACACAATAACTTGCTGCCATGGTTCACTCAGGATCATGGCACATTGCCGGCCAGTTACCTGGCCAGCTGTGAGAAGTTTTTTAAAAGCATCAAGCAGCAAGCCACAAGCAACAAGCGCCAAGCTGCAAGCTTGACAAATAAAGATTATAGGATTATAAAGGACATATGAAAACAGTAGAAGCACTTAAAATTATTGGAGGAAGCCTGTCAAAGCCATCGAAAATGCCTGGCTGGTCGATAGGTTTACCTGCCAAGGAATGCAAAACAGGCGCCAAGCTACAGCAGGTCCCAGGCTCTGTCTGTTATGACTGTTACGCGCTCAAAGGTTGTTACGTCTTCAAGGTTGTCCAGGATGCACAGTATCGAAGGCTGGCAGCCATCAAGGACCCAGCCTGGGTCACAGCAATGGCGCACCTGATCAACAGCAAGAAGCCAGATGTATTCAGGTGGCACGACAGCGGCGACGTCCAGGACCTGAAACACTTAAACAAAATTTATGAAGTCTGTAGGTTAACACCTTCCAAGCGTCACTGGTTACCGACTCGTGAAGCATGGATAAAGGATCACCTTGCAGATAAGCCAAACAATTTAGTCATACGATTTAGCGCGCCGATGGTAAACCAGGCGGCGCCTGCTTCGTGGCCCAACTCTTCTGAAGTGGTGACAGCTGGCGCGACATGCCCCGCAGCTCAACAAGACAATGAATGCAGAGACTGCAGAAACTGCTGGAACTCTGACATCAAAGTGATAAAATACGGTAAACATTAATGTTCAGACACCCAAAATATTATAAAGAATTACGCAAGCTACGTAATAATCTGGATCAGGTCATTAGCTCAAAAAGGCGCGACGGCGCATGCGAGCGTGCACCTGGTCCGGGCCTCAAGCAACAAGCTGCAAGCGACAAGCTTCAAGCTCCAAGCGATTCGAACAACAAGCCACAAGCTTCAAGCGACAAGCAGCAAGCTTCAAGCTCCAAGCCACAAGCATCAAGCTCCAAGATTTGATTACCACGAAAAAGTTTCACGGTGCCTGAACCGAGGTGCTGGACCATGATAAATGTATTGTGTGGATGCTTTACATGAAAAGAAATTTGATGGGGAGATAGACGTACCTTGTTACCCTTCGTAACTTTTAACTCTAGTGTAAAAAAGTGGCCGTTAGCAGTACAACCCAGTAAATCGGGAGTACCAAGTAAGCTATTGTTTTCAAGCCTAATCCAGGAAATTTGTGGTATAAATTTTTTAACTTTTGCATATAATTTTCGCTCGGGTTTCAAGGTAACTAGGGCTTTCTAATCCGGTGTTTTAGGAGCGATAATTATCTTTTGACTCTCTGGTTTTAGTACAACACGAATAGAATTTTGTCCAATTATATTTGACTCTTGCACTTCAATTCTTCTAACTTCTTCTAGATGACCATTTACTTCCATGTAGATAGTAGCATTAGAAATTGCATTACCTTTTCTGCCATCGGTAAATTGATCAAGATATTCTTGTAAGTGTTTGACGTACATCTTCTAATTCCTTTCTTAATTCTCCATTCAACTCTTGATGTTTTTTATTTATCTCTTCTAAATCTTTAATTCTTTTTTGTAATTTATCTATTGTTTCTTCTAAATCGTTAGGACCTCTGTTATCTTTCATGGTTGACAATATAGGATAGTTACCTTAAATTGTCAATATGGGAGTGCCAAAAAGATTAACAGAAATGCAAATGAGATTTGCAGAGTTTTTAGTATTCGGTGGGCCAGACGGACCAATGACTCAAACCGAAGCTGCACTAGCCGCTGGCTATTCACCTAAACGTGCAAGACAAGAAGGATCAGAATTATGTAATCCTAAATTGTCTCCTCTAGTGGTGAAGCACATTGGTCAATTAAAAGAAGAAAGACTTAGAAAACATGAAGTCACTTACGAAGGACATGTAGCAGAACTTGCTAGACTTCGTGAGGCCGCTTTAAAAAAAGGATCATTCTCTTCTGCAGTGAACGCGGAAGCAAACAGAGGAAAAGCAGCAGGGTTGTACATAGATAGAAAAATAATAAAAACAGGAAAACTAGAGGACCTATCAGAACAAGAGTTAGAAGCAAAAATGAAACAGATATTAGACGATTACGCACAGATAATTGATGTGACTCCATCTAAATCTTCTGAATCTTCTTTACCCAAGCCCGAGGAATCATCGTCCGATCCCCAAACGTAATACCATCATCATCTTTATCATAAGATGCAAATAGTTTTACAGAGTTTTTATCTTTAGAATATAACCAACCTTCATTAACTGGTTTTGCTAATTTCATTTTATCAAATTCTTTATCAGTGGCCCAGCCAGAGTCACTGACGCAATCAATCCACTCCACTCTAACTTTTGGAAAAGGTATATCGGTGGACTTATCAGTTAACGATACTTTTCTTCTTTTCCTAGGCATAATTTGTTTTTATCATTGCGACACCTATATGTCTAAAAATTTTTTATACGCGCTAAAAATAAAAAAAAGTTGAAAGGTATCGCAGATGCCTAAAATTGACCTATAAGCGTTGGTATTGTTGACGAATAGTTGCGACACCCCCCCCGTCGCAAGGGTATCGCAAGGGTATCGCAAGTGTCGCAAAATTAAGGGTAAATAGTGAACAAAACACCATTTCACAAATTTGCGATACCTGTGCGATACCTCTGCGACCCCTGTGCGATACCCTAAGTATCGCATCATAATACAGTCCCTGCCTTCTTTTTGCCATAATGTTGACGCAAAACGGACAACTTATCTTCAGCCCCCGCTATTATTTCTAACTGCTTATCAACCTCTCCTGTTATATCAATGTGTTCAGGTATAACTAGATTATGCTCATTTATAGCATCGATCTTATACAGTGCGTCTTCAATCATTGCATCATACTTCTTTAGAAGCGTTCTAAACAACTTGTCGTTCATGTTTTCTCCTATTCATAGTTTGTCTTTTGTCTGTTTTTTGATTATACTCTTGCGCTTGTTTTCTACATTTATTACCTTCTACTTTAGAATAATTATAATCTAGCCACTCAGCGTGTATTTCAAGTATTTTGTTTTTCAAAGTCCCCTGCTTTGATATTGACATTTGCTTTCTCCTTTTCATCAAATTTTAACTCATGATACATGTTTAATCTTTTTAAAAACTTATGTTTCCATTGCCTTAATTCTGCCCCATTTACAAGAAACTCTTGATAATATAGGTCAGGTGTGCATACCATTATTACACCTTGTTCTATTTTGGAATTGTGCACATAGTCATGTGCCATACAGTACGCAGCTATTTGCATAAAGTAGTCCTCTATCCAATCTTCTCTTTTAGGTTTATTTGCTTGTTTAAAATCTACAATAGTATCTTTGCCATTATGTAAGCAAACCAAGTCAGTAGACCCAGCGTATAACCCAGGGTAATACAATGTGACTTCCGACCCGTAATATTCTTCAACTGGTGCAAGACCGATCTCAATAACTTTTTGGGCCATGGCTTTCGCCTTCTGTCCGAGTTCTGTAAGATCATCGTAGCCAGTGCCGAGTATATAATGCTCCAAGAATTTGTGCATGGCAGTTCCCCGCCTACTACTAATATTTTTGATTCGTTCTGCTTCTTGTTCACCAACTTTCTCCTTCCAATCTCTTAAAAATTGTTGATTTTTTGTAGCGCCTAATATCGTAGTTACACTAGGAAGTCTAGTCCCATTTACATCATAGAGCCGTGTTCCTTGGTCCTCGATCCGTGATGCATCGACATAGGTATACTTGTCGTTATACTTAATAGCCTTACCAATGTTGTGATATTCTTTTATATCTTCATCACTCATCATAGTTTATTTTTTAATTCTTCAAGATAATTTTCTTCTTCAGTTTTTTCTTTTACCAAAGCACCTTTTTTAATTTGATTCAATGGTGCTGAATCATGGACGTTGCCTGATACAGATACTCTCACGCAATCAGAATGAAAAGGCATTACCCAGTGTTTCAACCAAGCAGGAAAGATAAACATATCGCCATCTTTAGGAAAATAAGATTGATAACTCATACAATCTCTAGGTCCTTCACCAAACATAAATTGTATACCTCCAGGTCCACAACTTCTTCCTTCATACTTTTTATTCTCTTCTTTTAATTTATCAGGTATTGATAGATATATTACAAAAGATAACTTACCATCATGATCATGTGGTGGATTAAACTCATGTTGTCTTTGAAAGTTACACCAAAGAGCTGTTAATGTATATTCTGGTTTTCTTTCAAATCTTTTATTTTGATACCTTTGATACGCTTCATCATACACGCCAAGATACGGAGATAAATAAGGTATAATTTTTTCACGTTGTTTTTCATCATAACCACGTTCACTTGCAATCTGACCTGCTAGTTTTGATTTATAATCTATTTCTGTTTTCTTTGCTTCTTTAAGAAGAATCTCTCTAAAGTCTTCAAGTATATTTACTTTAATTAAACAAGGTCCCCAATTGTATGTGTGAACCTCTAACTGTACATCTTTTTTTTTCATTCTAAGCTCATTGCCTCCTTATATTGTTGCATGCTAACCACATTACCATCAAATACATGTGGATCATAGTGATCTATAATTTGTTCAACTTTATGTAATTTTGTTTTAGACCAAGGCCATATTAATTTACAAACTTGGTATGCATCTCTAAATGTACAACGCCATTTATATTGCATTAAATATCTCGTGCCATCTTTTCGTAAACCTTTTCTAGGTTTTCTAACAACAGTTCCAACACCTAAAATCTCATGGACCCAACGTATTACGTGTTCATCAGTCATTGTTATCTCCATGCTAATTCTTTGCGACATAGAATATCTATAACCTTTACCATCGTGTTTCTTTTTCTTTTCTTTTCGTCTAGCAAAATAAATACTACCTTCACCATCAAATAGACCAGCTATGTATGCAATTTCATCGTTAGTAATCATATAAAACCTCGTGCTTTCCGTGCACGTACTTGCACAAGGTCAAAGGCTCCACACCTCCACGGTTACTTACCGTTTCTTCGGTTGCCGTACAGAGGCTAGCGCTAGGCATTACTTGGACGGAGGTCCTTTTCAAATCGTTTTTCATAATCCATTTCAAAGCTGTGGTCGTTGGATCAAATCCATCAAACTCAACTTTAGTGCAGTTTGTTAGAAGGACCATCATCAATAAGATTATCGTCAACTGTCTCATAAAATTCTCCTTCCGAGTCACAATCCCAACATTGATGTACCTCACTGTTATCTCTAAAATCTATAGAGGGATCACCATTAATTTTTGCAACTCTAACATACCCATTTCCATGGCATGTGTTACATATCATTTTAATAACTCTAGCTTTTTTTAATTTTGCCATTTAGTTTTCTCGCTTTCTCATTTGCTAATGATTCTATTGTCTTTGCTACGGACAATTTTGCATCAGGCAATAATATCTTTGATAACTTATCTAAAATAGCATATGTTTCTTTTGTTAGTGAAACATTTTTGTATTTACTCATGTCTGTCATGCTTGTTTCCTTTCATATTAATTAACCATATATAGGTGATTTTATAGGATTGTCAATGAAATTTTTATTAAGTTTAATAATTTGTTCACAGGTACATACTACCTGCATGCCATCATACCCGTGGCCTGAAACATTTAATACTACATATGACTGTATGACGTTTGGTTATGAAGAATCATTAAAGAAAATGAAGGAGATAGGCAAGGAAGAGGTTAACAAACATGGTATCTACATTAGATTTATCTGCACTCCAGAGGAGACAATTTGACAATAAGGCAGAATTGTGTTATGGCAAGATAATTTCTCACCATTACCTACCCTTATTTTTTCCCTCTTTAGGGTAGGTCTATCTACACATACAACCAATCATAGCACCACTGCCATCCTTCATTACGTGTACGTTAAATGGTGCTTCATGATACGTGGTCAAATGTAATCGTAGTATATCACAAAGATCAAAACAGTTTATCTTATCCATAATCTCGACACCTGCCATCATTTCCTTTGTGACAGCTACCAGACTATACAGACCGTCGTTTAGTAGTATTAGATCCATCGTTTACTTTAGTTCCATGATTCAAAACACTTTTTAATCCAGATGCTTTTATATTCATGTCAACACCATAAGATCTCCATGCTTGTTTCATTAAGTTTAACTCTAGCAATAAACTAGACCATTGTCCTTGCAATGCACCATTTACTTTTATTGTTATTATTTTTTCTTTCATATTAACAATATAGGATATTTTAGGAGAATGTCAACGCCCTTGTCCACGATATTTTTTATAAGAACGCCGGCGGGATTTGTTCATTTTGCACAAGCTAGGGTTGCGTCCAATCGAAGTTTTATGAAATATAGGTTCGTGTGCAATTTTTGTGTATAAACCTTTAGATTTCTTCGCCATTAAAATATTTATCTACTTTTGATTGTAATGTTGTTTTATGAATATGAGGTATGTATCTTATGACACCGTTTATATGTTGTTCTAAATCTGCACCACACGTTAAACATCTAAAGAATTGTTTTGTTAATCCTACCAACATTGTATATTCTTCGCAAGTTGGACACTTGCCATTAACTATTTCTGCTTGAAATCTGATATTTTTTTCTGTCATAAGCTTTTTTATTCTTTACCACACGTTGATGATATCGTCTATCCTTTAATTCTTTAGCAATTTTATTGGTTTTTTTAGTCAAGGATTAATGAAAGAATTTTCTTCTCCCCCATGTACACTTCTATGTTTGCCTTAGATTGTATGCATTTATATACAACCCTATCTTTAGTGCTTTTGTCCTTCATAGCATAACGCTTGGCCTTCAAACAATTAGATAACGACTCGTGATAACGGTGTTCTATAATTTTGTGGTCCTGCAGGAGCAACAAAGCAAATACCATCTCTATCATTGGTGACCGTTCCCGTTTCTAATTAATTTTTCTACATCTTCTGTAAGTTTTTTTGTTCTATCTTTTAAAAATTCTATGTTAACTGCATTGTTTCTCATGCTCTTTACCTCTTCATCGACATCCTCTAATAATCCTGCGATATGCTCCACCAACATGAAAAGCTCGGCCTCCCCACTTGACTGACCAAGTTCTCCACGCGGGTATTTGATTCTAAATTCTGAGTTAGCTTCTAAGTCTTTTTGCATCAACTCTATTTTTGTGCTGTGTTGATTGAGAGTCTCGTGAAGACCGAAGTATGCCCAGGTGCCGATTGCGACGAGCGCGATCAAACTAGCAACCGTCTTCATAGGCATTTGCACGGCAGCAGATTCAGATATTGTTAAAGGTTTTTTACTCATTTAATTTTGGTTTTGGTTTTGGTAGTATATATCCTTCTGGTGGTATTTTCAACGTGCTGTTATTGTTATCCAATGTTTTAGAGTCTGGGTTTTCCTTGATATAATCGTCTTTTAACTCATCCCAAAGACTACCTGTAGGCATGTTTTCTACTTCATCTACTTCTGGCACAACACCTCTACATTTTGATACCAACAATGCAAAGTTTTCATTTTGTGCAAGACTTGGGTTTCTGTTTACTTTGCTGCACATTTTCATAAGCTCTAATTGTTGTTTTAACTGCATATTTTCTTTTGATGTTTTACAATCTGTGCCTAAATACTTTCTAAATGATAATCTTAACTCTTGTGTATCACTGTTACTGTGACTATTGTTGTAATCGTTATAATCATAATCACGATTAGATACAGATAAATCTACTTCACCACATCTATCGCTGTTGTTAAGATACTCGTTTCTAGGATACGCAGGACCAGCACAGAAAGCTAGTAGAGTTATTATTATAATTAGTGTTCCTGTAAAATAATAATTCATCCTGGCACTCTCCATGGTTCATCCTAATAATTTATTTCTCTGTTTAAATCTTTGATATCGTATTCCATTTGTCTAACTTTATCAGCCAAGACTTCGTATAAATTTTCAGCCATCTCCCACGTTCCTTCGGCTCTTTCTAATTTTGCAATGACAGTGTTTACACCATCAGTTAATACTTTCATGTCTCTTTGTATGTTTACAAGATCTACTGTTTGAATTTTTTCTATCTCTGCTTTGTTAGCATTAATTGTATCTGTTAAATTAACAACATACTTAACACCCGTAAAAGTTCCGACCAAGACCG